TAATAATAAAGACCTGGACAATAATGTTTGATGTAAAGTATTTCCATCTTCTCATTAGATGTGCCGAAAGCAGGTATCTTCTTTTTATCTCTTACTTTCTTTTGGTCATTCCAATCTGTACAATAGTAATAGTTTTCAATACGAGGATTAGAATAAAGTTTTTCTGCACGTAGTGTTTGTACTGGCACCTGATACATCTTAACGATTTTTGTATGTTCATCGTTCCAATATACTTGTAGTGCAGCATTACCAAATAGTTTCAAATCAAATGCTACTCTTTTTACTTCTGTTTGTGGCAATATCTTTTCTAATACTTGCTGAAATGATTCATCCTTACTAAAAAGTCCTTTACCGAATATCAAATCCGAAATACCCTCAATACATGCAGCATTGGTTGTAGAATTATTATATGCAATTGTTACAGCATCAAAGAAATCATCGTGTCCATAAACACCAAATGGAATCCAACCATAACGTGTTTTAGTATCTTCCTGTATGATTGGAAGAGTATTATTATTTACATTGATAACTGAAAATTTTTGATTTAGTTTCATATTACTTCATTATTATGTAGCTGTTTTCGCTCAGATGAGAGATATATTGTTTGTTCTGATTTTCGTATACTGATTTATCTGTTGATTGTGATGCATATACTTGCACACTACCATTCCAAATTGGAGTAAGTGAGCCAGAGTTTAATAATTCTGCTCTATACTCTTGTCCAACAATTGCACCACTAATAGCAAGAGAAAATGAAACATAACTTTCGTATGGTTCATAACTCATAGATGTAATTGTTCCTCTAAATGTTTCCAATGTTGTCATATCAGTCAGAGACATTGTATATTCACTACTCGCCGTAGGTTGTGCTCTGAATGTATAATCGTTGGATTGAGATATAAAATAAGATAGCATTAGCTCGTTTTTATATTATAATAACACCGATTTATCTCTCCATACTTAAATAAAATAAAAAACCCAGCCTTACGGGGCTGGGTCTAATATATTTTTAGCCTATACTGAATTAGCTATATACGATAGTTGGTTGAGATGACAAACCTGCGAATGGAGAAGTAGTTGTACTACCGCTTAAGAAAGCTGCTGGTAATTGCTCCTGACCTGTAAAGGTAATAGAGTATCCATACAAATCTCCTAATGCTCCACCTGTTTGAATTGTACCTGCAGTTACATCTGCACCTTCTCTTTCACCAACCAATAATGCATCACCGTTCATTGTCCATACAACGATTTGAGGTCTACCATAAGCCATAAGCTTTAATTGAGTAGTCATTTCGTTTGTAAGCTTTTTAAGATTAAGAACTAATTCTTGTGAGAAGAATGTAGTACCATTATCTCTTGAAGAGTTTACGGTTTCAGTATATGTGCTGTTTCCCTTCAGTTCATAGTAATAAACCGTGCTACCTGAAGGTAAAGCGGTAACTTGACCACTTCCGTTTTTCGTAAAGGAGCCAGTAGTGTAGTTGATAAAGTAGACACCGGCTAAACCACCGATACTTTCTTTACAAACTTCCTGACGTCCTTGTGTAATGTTACAAGCCATATACTTTGTTTTTTGTTAGTTAGTTAATTGATTAGTATGCACCGTAGTACACGATATCTTGTCCGATACCAAATTGTACACCACTCGTAAAGCGCATCACGATTCTGTAATTTTGAGAACCGTCAATGTTCGCCATATCAAGCACCTTAATTTCATTATAATCTGACATCAATCCTGTACCAAAGTAAAGGTTAGATTTTTGAGCTGCAACAATCTTGTCAGAACTCATACCTGGACACCATACGATTTCGATACCATTGAAGTTGAATGGTTTTTCACCAACGTTCATTTGGTTGTTCCATCCGTTTGCTCCAATAGCACCACCTGCTAATGCTTGCTGATATGCTTTTGCTACGTTTGTAGAAACATATAACAATACATCTGGCTTACCATAAACGGTATCAGGGATTGTGTTTACAACAGAATTTAATTTGTCTAATACGTTTGCTGAAGTTACGCTACCAGAGATGATAACACTTCCAGATTTTGCTGCTAATACTGCAGTTGCTCCACCTGCTGCGATAGATGCAGAGAATGCAGATTGGAAACCAAGGAACTGACCATTTACAGCTGTACCTTGCCAGATGTTTTGTTCAGTTGCTTCTGCTACTTTACCACCAACGTAAGAGATTAAGAAATCGTTGAAGTTCTTTGGAATTTCATCGAATGCAGAGAAACCTAATTGTAAAGCTTCCCATGAGTCAACGAACTCTTGCTTACATAATTGTAAGTTTACTTGTAATTCTTTTGGTTCTAAAATTCTTTCAGAAATCGCAACTGAACCTGAAGTTACGAAATCACAAGATGCGTCCTGTACAATACCAGAAACATCTAATTTTTGGAGAACAGACTTGAACTTAACATTTGGCATGATAGTTACAAGCTTCTTGTCCAACGTGTTTGCACTCAAAAGAGCAGCTGCGATATAGCCTGATGCTGCTTCACCAGCGTAAGTTGTGGTGATTGTAGGAAGTGCGAAATTTTGTTTGGTTTTCATTTTCCTTGTTTTTAATAATTTTTTATGAAATATGTTTACTTATAAAGTTTAGATAAGAATGAAGATTGTGAATTCACAACTTTCTTACCGAAATTTTTCTTATTTGTTTCAACAGAGAATTTCAATGCCTCATCGATTGGAGCACCATCTAATTTTGGTAACTCTTCTTCTGACATTTGCTCCTCTACTTCTTCTGCCACCTTCTCATCAGGTGCTGGCATCATTGCTTCCATTTTAGCAATCTTCTTTTCCATCTCTTCGATTCTGTAAGCCATGTCTTCCATTTTCTTACCTAATTCGATTTCGATTTCTGGCTTCTCATCTTCAGGCTTCAATTCTGCATCAGCATCTTCAGGAAGAGTTTGGACTTCTTCAGTTTCTTCTGCACCTTTGAATGTACCTTTGATTTCAGAGCCTGCTGGGTCAGCAACTTCATCATCTTTAGTATAAGTTCCTGCTTCAGGAATATCTTTTACTTTTTCAGTTGATGCATCTGCATCTGCCATTTCTACATTCATTCTCTCAACGATAACACCATCTTCTGTTCTTACTTTGATAAGATTCTCATTACCTGATTCATCTTTCAATGCTAACTCATGTGTTCCGTTTGGAGCTGGAGATTTTGTACCATCTTCTGATACAACCTCTAATTTTTCACCTACGTCAAATGTTGGTGATTCTACGATAGTTCCGTCTGCTAATTTAGCATATGTTAATTCCACTTCTTCTGCTGAAAGGAACTCTACTATCTTGTTTAATACTTTCTTTGCGTTCATAATTTGTGTTTTTTAAATGCAGTTAATATAATAACATCCATTTTGATGTTTGTAATTATTTTTTTATGTTGTTTGGAATCTACTTACAATTCCGTTATATTCTTCTAATGCTTTTATTGTACCTCCATTATTGATACATGTCTTTTTCCAACATTCACCGGCCGTATTAAATAGATACAGGTCACCTTTTGCTCCCATAATTATTAATCGCCAATTTTTTGTTTGGGAAATTGACTCTAATTCATAAGTGTTTTGTTTTGTATCATATATTAGTACACCATAATCAGTTGCATCTCCATTACCAATACCATATATTCTACCATCAGCACCAACACATAATGAGAATGTTCTTGGGTCTGTTAATGAAATTGGTTTAGTTATTGTTGATGTAGTTGGGTCTATTTTAATAATTGAATAGCCTGAATTATATGCAGGAAAAGAATAAAGATATCCATCATAGTGTTGAACAATATCTCTATAACTATCCGATGTATTACCCACACCTGGTACAGTCAAATTAGCAACTGTATTTGTAGCAGGGTCATAAACTTTAATACCTGTACTTCCACCACCACATCCCATATACATTTTATTATCCCATCCCATAGTTCCCTTTAATGGGTCACCTGAAAATGCTCCACTAAATGATGTTGTTGAGCCTGTGGCATTCATATTGACTGTAGCAATATTTTGACTAGCGAAGAAATTATTTACATAAGCATAATTCGCATCCAAAGATACTCCATACCCAATAGCCTGACCAGCGAATGGTAATGATATACTTTGAACACTATCATCTACACAATCAACTACTTTTACAAAACCATCAACAACAAAATAAGCTTTATTAGTAAAAGCATTGTAAAACACAGATTGACAGTTATTAGAAAAACTTCCTATTGATGCTGTTACATCAGTTAATGTATCTAAAGTCCAAACATTAGATGCACCGTATGTACCCAAATATAATTTACCATTTTTTGCTAATGCTCCTCCTGCAACTCCACCTAAACCTGTATGTAAGAGAGATGCTGTCGTATATGTTATAGTATTGCTACCTGAATTAAAATAATTTAATCCAGCTCTACTCCATTGGTTAAATTCATATTTTGTCCAATATTGTAAAGCCTGTTCAGGGAAAGTTAAATCTTCAAATGCTGCTGGTGCAATCATATTATAAGAAGTTTTTGATTGATGTTCCTAATACATTTGTTCCATCATAAGATACTAATGTCAACATATCAATTGCAGAGCCAGTTGTTGTTGCCTGATAATCATTTCCACCTGCAAACTTAACATTTGAAGGGAATGTCACACTACCTGTTCCTGGAGTTGGTTGTGTAATTTGTATATTTACAGTTTGACCTGCTCTTATATTTGTTGGGTTAATGTGTGTTGATGCTGATGGAAGTGTTAATGTAAACATATTCCCTGCAGAAAAGTCGACAGATGCTGTTGAAGATACAACTGATAATGAGATAACTCCACCAAACATGCTACCACTAATTCCTAAACTACCTGTGATTACTGCGTTACCTGTAAATGGAAATGCAGCGCCTCCACCACCGAATGATGAAGTTGCGACCGTTGTAGTTATACCATTTGCATTACCAACCCAAACATATCCTTGCTGCAAACTTGCAGTTAAACTGCCTGTTATGATAAGGTTTCCGTTGAGTGAAGATGCACCACTTACATTAAGAGTTCCCTCAATGAATGTATTAGAGCCTGAATCAATTAAGAAACCGGTCTTTCTAACAATACCTGCGGAACCGGAATTACCTGTACCTACTGCAAATACGGTTTCTGCTGTGTTTGCTCTATTTCCATCTGTTGCGTTATATCTACCAATGAAAGCAGAACCTCCATCTTTACCACCAAGTCCTGCAGGATTTGCTGCATTTATTGTAGCAGTTCCAAATACATTCAAACCATGTCCTAATACTGTTGTTGCTAACATACATTGTTCACCACCACCAGTATAGATTACTGATGCAGATAATGAATTACCTGCCATTAAATTGGAAACGAATGCTTTTAATGTTGTTCCTCCAGCTGACCCACTAAAGTAGATATTATTACCAAGTGTACCAAATAATCCATTACCACTAACTTGTTGTGTTCTTTGTGCAGCTGTGCTTATACCACTTAAATCAGCATCACTTGATATTGTGTATGTATTAATATTATTATTTCCTACATTAAATGAACTTGAAAATCTATTGTTTATAGTTGCAGTACCATTAATAATATTATTTTGATAAAAGTTGGTTGAACCAAGTGTAGGTGCGAATACTGTATTATCGTTTATAGTAAATGTACCATTAATACCATTAGAAGATATACTGTATGCTCTACTTCCTGATTGAAGATTAAATGTAGCTGTACCTTGAACACTATTTCCTGATATTGTATGTGTTGATGATGATACAGGACCATTATAAGTTATAGTACCACCGAATGCCGCATTATTAAGAAAACTAACAACATTGCTTCCACTCGCTCCTGCTGCAATTTGTGCAAGTGAACGAGAAGGTGCGTTAATAGTTGCTGATGCTTGAGCCAATATATTATGTGAGAAAGCAATGCCACTCGTATTTCCTAATGTATTAAGTGTGGTTCCTGTAGAACCTAAAAATAAGTTATTATTAAATGAACCTGCCTGTACAGAACTTGATGCAAATGCATTAGTATTAATTGTCCACGGACCTGTTCCTAACCACATATTGTTTCTCAATCTCGGATAAAATCCTCCAGCTGTTAAAACAGATGCCGTAACAGTCGGTAAGAATCCTGAATCATTTAAGAATATGTTACTATTCTCTAAATAATTTAATCTACCTGCTGCTGGTGCAGAACCGTTTGCGTATATGTTTAAACTGCCACTTACAATTGTTGAGCCGGCATTATTAGTATTTTTGAATAATAAGTTTGCTTGGTTTTGTGCACTTGCTGATATGTGTAATAGATTTACTGCACCTGATGTAAATCCGTTTGCAGTGATTAATACACTGCCTGAAATAGTTTCAATAGATGGGTTTACAAAAGATGAAGTAGTTAATATACCAGCTGCACTTAATGATTTATTTTTCCATAATCCATAAGATGCACTTTCGTATTGTATAATATCACCTGTTTGTGGTGAAGTGATTTGAACATTATGTAATTCATCTAATTCCCAACCATTATTAATACTAACATAGATTGAACCATTGTTTTGCTGTGCTCTTAATACCTGTCCTAATGTTACGATTTGATTAGGTGCTTGTGGTTGAACTCTTGTGAATTGACCTGAAGATGAAAGATAAACGATATCACCTGCTGTATATCCTTTTGCAGGGTCAGTATCTACACCTGTTACAACACCTGCAACAACTACTTCAACATCTGCTCCTGCAAGGGATGAGTATCTTAATAGTCCGAATGTATTTCCAGAAAGGGCTTCAGTATCATAAGATGCAGTTGTGAATATTGGATTATCACCTACTGCTGATGTAATGTGAACTACCGTTCCTGCTGGTAATGTAGATGACCCACCATTTCTTGCAATTACGATTAAATTTCTTGCTATACTTGCTGTTAATGCAAGTGATGCAGTTTCTGCGTATGATGCTGATGCAACACTTCCGGTTGCAGTTGTAATTGTAAATGTAGAACCATCACCTTTTGTAAATGTGATATCTGCTCCTGCTGCTGATGCAGTTACTAATGAA